CTATGTGAAGACCAGTGAAGGTGATGTTCAATTTAGAACGTTTGGCGGTGACACCTCTTGGCAAGGTGAGATTAAAGGTGGTGCTGCAGCTGGTGGTAAAATTGGTGGAGGTAATGTAAACTTCTATTGTCAACAAATATTCGGAAAAACAATATACGGCGGGTTTGGTTCTGAAAGAGACTACCTTAACTGGATTAAACAAAACGAAACCAATGGTAAGTTTCAAGAACAACTATACGAGTTATATAAAAAATATAATAGTAAGTCTCAGCCTAGTAAACCATTGATGGAAAAACCGGAGTTTATGACTTTTATAGAAGAGTCTGATTATAATTTTAAAAACAGTAAAGCGATATGTATGCAGTTTGTTGATATTCTTATGAGTAGTACGGCTGCGAAAAGAAATGAATTCACAACTAAAATGTTTCGTTACGCACAATCGGATACAGATCAATCAAGTTACTTTGTCAAACTATATTAAATGTATAAATAGTATGAAACCTTTGCGAGATATTTTCAATGGCGTGGCAAAACATTCCAGGCAATCCAAATTGGCAGTATGATGACAATCCGCCAGACCCAGGCGGAAAACAGACTGCACTCTGGCAGAAACAAACCGCTGGTGTTCGCACCGATGGTTCTCATCAAGTCTATACTCGTGTTCGTAAAGTAACTGACACCGCTGATGCAACTCTTGGTGAGCTGAGTAAGACCTTTTGGGATCAGCGGATTTAATATATTATGAAAACCCTCTCAGATTTTTTAACGGAACAAAAGAACACTCATATGACCCACATTGAGGACAAGGTTCTCTATGGTGGTGTCAATGGTACACGTCAAGCAATATTCGCTCTGAGAGACCTCAGAGACCTTCTAGGCGGTTCTGGAGGGTCAGTTTCAGTCAAGTGGGACGGTGCACCCGCAGTGTTCGCTGGGACAGACCCTCGTGACGGTAAATTCTTTGTTGCAAAGAAAGGGATTTTCAATAAAAACCCCAAAGTCTACAAGACTGATGCAGAAGTCGATGATGATACTTCTGGTGATTTGAATAAGAAACTGAAACTTGCACTAAAATATTTGCCAGCCCTCGGCATTAAGGGAGTAATACAAGGAGATTTTCTCTTTGACTCTTCTGAATTAAAAACTAAGACAATCGACGGTAAAAAATACGTAACATTCCATCCCAACACAATAGTTTATGCTGTACCTGTTGAACAAGCCTCTGCCTTGAAAGCAGCTAAAATGGGGATCGTTTGGCACACCACATACACAGGCAAAACTTTTGAGACCATGAATGCTTCGTTTGGTGTAAAAGTTTCGGCCTTAAACAAAACCAGTGCAGTGTGGTCTCAGGACGCATTTCTCCGAGACGTGTCTTCTGCCACAATGAGTAAACGGGAAACAGAAGATGTTAACAAAACTCTATCACAAATTGGTGTTCTTTTCAATTCTATTAGCGGGACGACATTACGTGCATTGGAAGGAAACCAACAACTCGCCCAACACATCGAAACCTTCAACAACACATTTGTCCGAAGCGGAACAGTTATCGGAAACTCAAAATCACACACCACAAGACTGATTAAGTGGATAACTAAAAAATATCAGAAAGAAATAGACACACGAAAAACAACAAAAGGTAAAAACGCACAACAAGCCAAACTTGATGATCTCCTTGCATTTTTTTCCTCTTCAAACAAAGAAAATCTAATTAAAATGTTCGAACTACAGAAGTTAATAGTAGTTGCGAAAATGAAACTTATAAATAAACTTAATCAATTGCAAAGCATCGACACTTTTGTCAAAACCAAAAAAGGTTATAAAGTGACTGGCGCCGAAGGTTATGTTGCAATCGATAAGTTAGGTGGTGATGCGGTAAAGATTGTTGATAGAATGGAATTCTCATACAACAACTTTTCGCCCGATATTTTGAAGGGATGGGATAAACCTAGTAGGAGTTAGAAAGTGGCCAAACCACTTAGTTTCAGGGACTTTCAGACCGTGGACTATACGCCCGGAATGGATGACCAAATCAGTAAAAATGCGAAAGACCGCAAACAGGACGAGGCTCTGGATTTCTCTCAGAGACGTGCTCGTTCTCGTTTAATGAAAAGAATCAAAGCGAAGTTAAAACTTGGTCGCGCCAAAGCAGCACGTAAGACTGCTTCAATCGATGTTCTTAAACGAAGAAGTATGAAACAGGTAAGGAACATTTTGTTTCTTAAATTTTCAAAGGGTAAATCTCGTAACGAAGTTCCCGCTGCACGTAGAAAAGAAATAGAAGCTCGCATCGACAAAGTACCTCAGACACGTATTCAGAATTTAGTTCGTAAGACATTACCTCTCGCGAGAAAACAGGAAATGGAAAGAAAACGTGGTGCGAAATAATGATACCTTCATTTAAACAATTTTTAGTAGAAGAAAACAAAGAGGCATTCTTTACGTTTGGAAGAATGAATCCTCCCACTATTGGACACGGAAAGTTAATGTCAGTTCTTGGCACTAAGGCTGGACGTAATCCCTATTATGTGTATCTTTCCCAATCTTCAGACCCCAAAAAGAATCCGTTATCTTACGAACAGAAAATAAAACATGTTCGTAAAATGTTCCCAAAACATGCTCGCAATGTTATTCTTAACAAGAAAGTTAGGACGGTTATGGACATTGCTAGTGCGCTTCATGACCAAGGGTTTAACAAAATCACGATGGTTGTGGGTCAAGACCGTATCACAGAATTCGAAACGTTACTAAAAAAATACAACGGAGTGAAGGGCCGTCATGGATTTTATAACTTCGAAAAAATTAGTATAGTTTCTGCGGGTGACCGTGACCCTGATGCTGAAGGTGTTGAGGGTATGTCCGCCTCTAAACAACGTGCGAATGTTGCGAATAATGATTTCACTACATTCTCTCAAGGCGTTCCTTCATCAATGTCTGATAGAGACACCAAACGACTGTTTAATGATTTACGTGCTGGTATGGGTCTCAAAGAAACCAAAGAGTTTAAGAATCATTTAGACCTTGGTATCGTTTCTGAAACCAGAGAAAAGTATATTGCTGGAGAGTTGTTTCAGCCTGGTGACAAGGTTCTTGTAAAGGACACAATGAAAGAAGGCGAAATATATCGTCTGGGTACAAACTATGTTATCGTAGCATTAGATGAAGGTAGAGTCACTCGTCAATGGTTAGACGGCATTCAGTTGATTGAGTCAAACCAACCTGAATGGGGTACGGACGCTTCGACTCGTAAAGCGAAGAAGATGACACCCAACGAAGCTTCGGTACAAGATCCGGATATCAAAGATCGTAAAGGTACCCAACCTAAACGATATCATTCCGGATTGAAGAAAGCAACTAAGATCGCTAGGGATCGTCACTTCAAGAAACATGGAGAGAAAGACGATGATGATGCGTCTGCATACAAACCAGCGCCTGGTGATAAGACTGCGAAGACAAAACCATCAAAGTATACTAAAGCTTATAAGAGTATGTTTGGTGAAAAATTTAAAAAAGGCGATGAAGTCTCTTCTGTTAGGAAAACTATCAATCGTGAAATAGAAGCTGATAAAATTCGTCACGATAGAATGATTGATAGGGCTAGGATTACTAAAGCGAGAAGACAGGCCCGAGAAACCAACCCCAGAAAAGAGAGCACTAAAAACCCTGTTGCTAAGTTTGCACACAAGTTTAATAAGTCTACCATACAGACCGATAAGAAAAAGGAAATCAAGAAAGGGTATGTCAAACATAAGGGTAAAAAAGATGAAATTTAAGGATTACATCATAACCGAAGATGCTCTCGCAGATAAGTCTAAAAAATCAGGCATCTCACGTGCAACCTTGAAGAAGGTTTATGACCGTGGTGTTGCTGCATGGAAGACGGGTCATCGACCTGGCACTACTCCTCAACAGTGGGGATATGCTAGAGTCAATGCATTTATCGTTAAGAAAAAGAAAGGTGGTCTTAACCACGATAAAGATTTGGCGTAATATAAATAGAAGTTATGAACGTTAAAGAATCAAAATTAGTAATAAGACCCGCACAACTTCGTTCTATGGCGAAACAAGTTGTTGACGGGACTATTGATAAAAGCAGTTCATTAAGAATTTTTAAAATTTTACGTGCAGCGGGAAAAAAAGTTAAAATTGAAAAGGGTGGCGAAACATCACGTACTGGAAAAAAAATTGTGATTGAAAAATCAGTATCAAAACAACAACAAAAGTTTATGGGTATGGTACGTGCTGTTCAAAAAGGGGAGATGGATGCGCCGTCTCCCGAAGTTGCGAAGGCCGCCAAGACTATGAAAAAGAAAGATGTTGAAGATTTTGCCAAAACTAAACACAAGGGATTACCAGTGAAAAAAGAAGACGTAGATGAAGCCACCATTTTAAGAACCAAGTATAAAAGAACCGACAAAAGGTCAGCAGAGAAGGATAGGAAAAAAGCAGTGAAGACTTTCCATGACATCAGAAAAGGTAAGTATCCCGGCGTTAAGATTGGTGAAGAAGAAACCTTAGAAGGGTGGCGTTACGATCCACGAAAGACTGCCAAATACAAAGAGTTGTCTCGCGAATATGAAGATGAGAAGAAATTTTCTCACATGAGGCGAATGCAAAAAGCGATCCAACAACAAAAGAAATCCGTCAAAAAAGAAGAATTCTATTTTGAAGAAGCAATGCTCAATGAATTTTCTGATGCACAATTAGCCCAACTTAAAAAGGCATATGCAGACCTTGACCGTATCAACGTCACGTCTCCCACCTACAAGAAATTGAAAGCAATGATTGCTAATATGGATGTCAAGGCATTGGAGAAGGTTGCAC